GAAGAGGACGCTTTCCTCAATGGGGACGGCACTGGCAAGCCTCTGGGCCTTTTTGCAGCGACAGGTGGTGGTACAGTGGCCGGAACCTTAACGGCGGCAATCAAGTCGGACGATATGCTGGATTTGGTGTATGCCCTGAAGCGTCCGTACCGTAAGACGGCATCCTTTATCATGAATGATAAAACCCTCGCTTCCCTGCGCAAGTTGAAGGATAATAACGGGGCCTATATCTGGCAGCCGTCCTATCAGGCCGGTGAGCCGGATCGGGTACTGGGCTATGCAGTGCATACCTCTGCTTATGCTCCGGAAGATGCGATTGCCTTTGGCGATTATAAATACTACAACATCGGTGACCGTGGCACCCGTTCTTTTGCTGAACTGCGGGAACTGTTCGCTGGCAACGGCATGATCGGTTATGTGGCAAAAGAGCGTGTGGATGGCAAGCTGATCCTGCCGGAAGCCGTGCAGATCTTGAAACTGAAGGCAAGTACACCTGCAGAGTAATCTTTTTTACGGAGGAGGTATCCCTATGACTGTAACGCTGGAGGAAATGAAACAGTATCTCCGGGTGGACTATGAAGACGATGACCAGCTGATTGCGGACTTTATCACTTCGGCGGAGCAGCTTTGCAGGGATGTTCTCAGGGTAGATAAAGAAGCTGACCTAAGTTGTGATGGCAAGATAAAAATCGCAGTTATGTATGCGGTTGCATATTTTTATGAACACCGGGAGGAAGCGGATCATCATGATTTAATCCTGACGCTCCGCTCTCTCCTTTTTGGTTCGAGGAAGGAGGCTTTCTAATGGACATTGAACTGTTGAATGTACGGATTTTTATATCCAAGAATACGGTGGTCACCGATGCCATTGGAAACCACCGGAATGAATGGCAGCCTTTCTATACCTGCTATGCGACTGTCAGTGGTGAGGCCGGGAAGGAACAGACGGATGCAGGGATGGTGGTGGATGATTCCAGCATCGACTTTACGATCCGCTGGTGTAAGAAAGCGGCGGAGATTGACTCCACCCATTTCCGGGTGGAGTTCAATGGAGAACTTTACAATATCGCCGCTGTGGATCATATGAATTTCAGGCGCAAGAGTATCAAACTGTCCTGTGAGAAAGTGAGGCGGTAGCGATGGGAAGGAAAATCCCGATCAGCCAGCTTTCCGCTGCTGTGATGGAACAGCTGAACGAGTATGCAGAATTGGCCACGGAGTACATGAAGGAAGCAGTGAAAAAGGCAGGTACGACTGTCCGGAAGGACATCGAGGCCAGCGCTCCGAGGGATACCGGGGACTATGCTAAAAGCTGGGCTGTGAAAACGACAAAGGAAAGTTCCAATGTTCTTCGGGTGACGGTACATTCCCGGAACCGGTATCAGATCGCTCATCTGCTGGAACATGGCCATGCGAAACGGGGCGGCGGCCGGGTTGCCGCAAGGCCCCATATCGCTGCTGCGGAAGAAGCCGGTATTGAGCAGCTGGAGCGTGAGATTGAAAGGAGCCTGACAAATGGATGATTTGATAAAACTCTTAGGAGAAACGGGTATTCCTTTCGCTTATGATCACTTCGCGGAATGTGAATCCCCCGATCCTCCGTTCATCTGCTACCTTTTGCCCCAGAGCGATAACTTTTCCGCAGACGGGAAGGTTTATCTGAAGGTCAGCAGTGTGAATATCGAACTGTACACAGACAGCAAGGATCTGGCTGTGGAACAGAAGCTGGAAGCCGTGCTGGATACGCACGGTATTTTTTATGACAAAACAGAGGTCTGGATCGAGAGCGAAAAGCTCTATGAAGTCCTCTACTCGTTTGAAATGGAGGTTTGATTATTATGGGAAACAAGGTCAAGTATAACTTGAAAAACGTCCATGCCGCCAAGCTGACCGAGACGGATTCCGATGGTACGACTACCTTTTCGTATGCGGAACCAAAGGCAATCCCCGGTGCGGTGAGCATCAGTCTGGATGCGGAGGGCGAAACCAGCCCGTTCTATGCGGATGGTATTGTGTATTTCCGCAGCGTGACCAACAACGGCTACAGCGGTGATCTGGAGATCGCCCTGATCCCGGAGTGGTTCCGCACGGAGATTCTTCAGGAGAAGCTGGATGCGAAAGGTGTGCTGGTCGAAAACAGTGGTGTCGGCGAGAGCGTGAAATTTGCCCTGCTCTTTGAATTTGACGGGGATGTGAACGCCATCCGACATGTGCTGTATAACTGTTCTGCATCCCGCCCGTCTATCGAGTCGGAGACGAAGGAGGACACGATTGAGCCGGGTACAGAGACGCTGTCGATCACGGCCGATCCTCGTTCCGATGGCTTGGTGAAGGCCAGAACCGGCGATACCACAGATGCTGGGACTTATGCGAACTGGTACAAGACTGTGTATATTCCTACCGAGGAGGAACCGGAGGAAACAAGTGGTCAGGGAGGTAGCGTATGATTAAGCGTGAGATAGAAATCAGCGGGAAAAAGGTGCCGTTCCGTTCCTCCGCCACGATCCCCCGTCTTTACCGGGCAAAGTTCAAGAGGGATATTTTCAAGGATCTGTCCAAGCTGGAGAAATCCTATAAGGGCAAAACGGAAAACGGCGAGGAGCTGCAGATCGAGGATCTGGAGATTTTTGAGAACGTGGCCTATGTGATGGCTTATCATGCGGACAACAGCATTCCGGCAAAGATTGAGGACTGGCTGGATCAGTTTGATATGTTCTCCATTTATGAGGTGTTGCCGCAGATTCTGGAACTGTGGGGTGAGAACCTTGTGACGGATGTGACATCAAAAAAAAGATTGGCAGAAGTGAGCGGGAAATGACCACGCCGCTGTTCCTTCTGCGGAGTGTGGAACTGGGGATTTCCATCCGGGATCTGGATCTGCTCACGATTGGGCTGGTTCTGGATATGTGGACGGAAAAAGCCAATGACGGCGTGAAATATAAGCGGATTGCCACTCAGGAGGACTTCGACAAGTTTTGATAATCGTTGAATTGTCAGCCTTTTCTTGGTATAATTTTAGCAATGAAGAGGCTGAAGATTCAGCGACAAATTAGAATAGATTTTAGTTTGATATGGAGTGGTGAGAATGGAATATACACCTATGGAAAAAGAGTTTCTATCAATGATGCATAGAACTGATTTTAGGAATTTGTCTAAAAATGACTTTATAAGTTTTGCTTCAAGATTGGGCGAATTACGACCTGAAGTAGCAAAAGAGGTTCTTGCCAAATATCCAGACTTTGTGAAGCTGATGAATTCTACTCTTAAGGAATATAAAAGTATGATTGACTCTGTTATCGAAAGTGATGATGATAGTCTTAAAGAGTATTACAGTATTGCTCAGCAAGAGATGACGAATGCTTCTGAAAGCCGAAAACAGAGTTATGATTTTTTGAAACAAGTACAGGCCGACTATAGTAAATGCTTAGAAAATCCCAACCTACCACCAGAAATACTACTGGAAATATTGAATAGAGAAACTGAACTTGTGAAACTGGCTTTTGAAAAAGATACGGAGGTACGAGAACAGGAAAGAGAAGTTGAAGATAAAGCTAATAAAAAAGATTCTGAGAAAAGAGAGTTTAATTGGAAATTGGCTGGTAGTATCAGTTTTGCATTAGTAACAGTTGTGGGAATAAGTGCAGGGATACTTGGTGGTAAATTTGACTTTAAGCTACCAAAGAAAAAATAGGTGTTAAAAATAAAAATTGCAATATAGTATCATGTTACATAATTTGCATCGGTTAGAAATAATCGGTGCTTTTTTCGTGCTCGGAGATGATCCGGGCTTTTTTTACGCTCATTTTTAAGGAGGTGAGGGTTGTGGCAAACCGGATTAAAGGCATTACAGTGGAAATCGGTGGCGATACTACCGGCCTTGACAAAGCATTAAAGAGCATCAATTCTTCCATAACGAAAACGCAGTCTGCCTTAAATGATGTGAACAGGCTCTTAAAACTCGATCCTTCTAATACGGTGTTGGTGGCGCAGAAACAGGAACTGCTGGCACACGCAGTGAGCCAGACCGAAGAAAAGCTGTCGGCTCTGGAAGCCGCACAGGAGCAGGTGGCCGCAGCCTTTGCCCGTGGGGATATCGGGGCGGACAAGTATCAGGCTTTTCAGCGGGAGATTGAGGAAACCCGTGGCAAGCTGAACAAATATAAGGCTGACCTATCCGACCTTCAGACGGAGCAGGACGCCCTTTCCCAGAATACAGCACGGTTGGAAAAGCTGTTTGCCGCTACCGGAACAGAGGTGGATGACTATGCGGATGTCCTTGGTACCCGGCTGACTTCTGCGATTAAAAATGGCACGGCGAATTCCGACCAGCTGCGGATGGCCCTTGAGAAGATCGGGAAGTCTGCCACAGGCGGCAAAGCCGATATCCGCCAGCTGACGGACGCTCTGGATACCGTGGATGACGGGCAGGCGATCCAAAACCTGATCCAGCAGCTGAACGAAGCCGGGGACGCTGCGGAAAATACAGCGGACGATGTGGGCCAGATTGCGGAAAATACGAAAGGCGCTGCGCTGATGCAGGCGGCGGATCAGCTGTCTGCTGTGGGCGATAAGATACAGGAAATCGGCGATAAGGCGCTGGATGCCTATACGGACACCGAGAGTGCAGTGACCAAGGTGAATGCCTACTTTGGCGAGACGGGACAGGCTGCGGAGCAGTCCGCCAACGTGATCAAAAACGTGTACTCTGCCGGTGTCGGCGAAAGCATGGATGCTGTGGCCAATGCGGTTCTGATGGTAAAAAAGAACCTTGGCGATTTGAGCGAGACGGATCTCACCAACCTGACCCAGCAGGCGATCACACTGGAAGAACTGTATGGAATTGATATGAATGAAACCCTCCGGGGTGTCAATTCCCTGATGCAGCAGTATGGACTGACGGCGCAGGAAGCGATGGATTACATCGTGGTGGGTACTCAGAACGGTTTGGATAAGACCAATGAGCTGGGCGATAACCTCTCTGAGTATGCCGGGAAGTTCGCACAGGCCGGATATTCCGCATCGGAGTATTTCCAGCTTTTGGATAACGGCCTGAAGAACGGCGCTTACAATCTTGACAAGGTCAACGATGCCATCAATGAGGTCACCACCCGTCTGGTGGATGGCACCATTGGGGAATCCATCGGGATGTTCTCCACAAAAACACAGGAATTGTTTACCTCCTGGCAGAATGGCGGCGCTACGCAGAAACAGGTCATTGATTCTATCGTGGCGGATATTGCCGGGTGTACGAACCAGCAGGAAGCCTTAAACCTTGCGGCGCTGGCCTTCGGTACGATGGCCGAGGACGGGAACCTGAAATTCATCACGTCCCTGACTTCGGTGGGCAGCACCTATGACAGCGTGAAAGGTTCCGCACAGGGGCTGTTTGATGCCACGACCACACCTATGCAGGAGATGGAATCCAACACCCGGAAGCTGCAGCAATCCCTTGTTCCTCTGGGAGAAAAGCTGGCGGAGATCGCCAATACGATCCTGCCGCCGCTGGTCAGTGTGATCCAGACGGTGAGCAGCTGGTTTGCGCAGCTGCCGGGGCCGGTGCAGAACTTTATCGTCATTCTTGGCGCTTTGCTGGTAGCCTTTACGGCCCTGACTCCGGTGATTGCGGCCTTGGCGGTGTCGGTAGGTGCATTGAATATCTCCCTCCTACCGATCATTGCTGTGATTGCGGCGGTAGCGGCGGCCATTGCCGGAATTATCGCCATTATCCAGAACTGGGGAGCCATTACGGAGTGGTTTGGAAACCTGTGGAATACCATCTGCACCGGGATCGGCACCATGATCGAGAGTGTGAAAACGTGGTTTTCCAACCTCTGGACACACTTGCAGAATGTCTGGAACGGCATCTGCAACGTGGTGCAGACTGCCGTGATGCTGCTCGGCTCTATCATTCAGGGGGCCGTGGACATTATCACATTGCCTTTCCGGTTTATCTGGGAGAACTGCAAAGATATCGTTACTTCCGTCTGGAATGGGATTAAGGATACGGTCAGTTCTGTATTATCGGCCATCTCCGGTGTGATCTCCAGCATCATGGGAGCCATCCAGAACGTGATCAGTTCCATCTGGAACGCCATCAGCAGCAAGGTATCAGCGGTGGTCAATACCATCAAAAATACAGTGACTTCTGTCTTTAACGCCATCAAGTCGGTGGCTGCCACGGTCTGGAACGGCATTAAATCTGTCATTTCCACGGTAGTGGACGGGATCAAGAGCAAGGTTTCCAGTGTGTTTAATGCGGTAAAGAGTACGGTATCCAGCGTATTCAACGGAATCAAAAGTACCGCTACCACGGTATGGAATGGGATCAAGACCGCCATCACGAAACCGATTGAAGCGGCGAAGAATACGATCAAAGGGATCGTGGACAAGATCAGCGGCTTCTTCTCCGGCATGAAGCTGGAACTGCCGAAGATCAAGCTGCCCCATTTCAAGATTACGGGCAAGTTATCCCTTTCTCCGCCGAGTGTTCCCCACCTGTCCATTGACTGGTATAAGGAAGGCGGTATCCTAACGAAACCGACCATCTTTGGCATGAATGGCAGCAGCCTGATGGCAGGTGGTGAGGCTGGCCGGGAGGCGGTGCTTCCGCTGAAGGGATTTTATAATCAGCTGGAAAATATTTTAACCAGCAGAATGAATACCAGCGCAATGGAGAAGTATCTGGCAATCATTGCGGAAAACAGCTGTAAGGGGCTGTATCTGGATGACGGGACGCTGGTGGGGCATCTGCTCCCGGCCATTGACAGCGGCCTTGGGAAAACACAGAAACTGCAAAGGAGGCTGAGCCTATGAGACCAGATGTGAAACTCAATGACCGTTGGATGTATGCGATGGGCTGGCTCCGGGAGGAGA